ACGCAAACAGATGACCACAGTTGCGGCGGGTGAGGAGATAACCACAGTAAATGCGGCGGCTAATCTAAACAAGTTATTGCAACTATCATGCGGGGCAGTATATAGCGATAGCGGTGAAACAGTTGCATTTGACGCAAAGAATCGCATGAGTGCGTTACTCGAAGTCATCGAAGAAGCAAGCCACAAAGTAATTATCTTTGCACCATTTAAACATGCTATCGACATCATCGCAGAAGAACTAACCAAAAATCAAATCCCTAACGAAACAATTCATGGAGGTGTATCGGCAACTAAACGCACAGAAATATTTTCAAAATTCCAAACAGAAAAAAATCCACAGGTGCTTGTCATTCAACCACAGGCCGCTGCGCATGGAGTTACACTTCACGCCGCTAATGTTGTTGTATGGTGGGGGCCAATCACATCAATAGAGACTTATCTACAAGCTAATGCACGTGTGCATAGGGCTGGGCAACGTAACCCATGTACTGTCGTTCACCTAGAGGGAAGTCCCGTTGAGAAAAAAGTTTACAAAATGTTATCAGAAAAAGTAGACATTCATACTAGGCTGATAGATTTATATAAAAATATTTTAGGAGATACTTGACAAAGTAAAGTAATGCCTATATATTTGAGATACAAACAAAAAGGAGTGCACCATGACTGAAGTAACTGAAGAAGCAACAGCAGAGAGATTAGCAAAAATCTATACTAAAATTAGAGATAAACGCAAGGAGCTTGAAAAAGAAGTTAGCGAGCTAAAAGAAAAACAAGATGTCATAGCCAAGGAACTACTTGAGTTATGCAAAGAGCAAGGCGTTACCACAATGCGCACTGCTTACGGCACTATATCTAAAAGGGTAACCAAGAACTACTGGACTAGTGATTGGGAATCTTTCTTCAAATTCATTAAAGAGAACGATGCCTTTTCGTTGATGCAACAACGTATCAATAACTCGAACATGGCACAATTTCTTTCTGAAAACCCCGATGTGCTTCCGCCGGGTCTAAATGCGGACACAACACAAACCATCGTAATTATCAAACGCTAGGAGTTATAAATGAGCAACGACATCATGTTAGATTTGGGACTACCAAACTATTTAAAAGAGATTGAGTTAGACGAGACCACTAAAGCCCTAATGGGTGGCACAAGTGGTATGGGTATGAAGCGCATCTCCATCAAAGGTGGTGTGTGGAGACTCATGGCAAATGGCAAAGAGATTTCAAAGAATGAAGATCGTTCAATGAATGTTGTCATCGTTGCCGCCGCACCAAAAGTATCGAGAACTTTTTACTTGAAGAGTTACTCAGAAGGTAGCGAGCCTGCCGCACCTGATTGTTGGTCTGCTGATGGTGAAGTGCCTGATGCAAAGTCTTCTATTCCACAAGCCAAGCGTTGCATAGACTGCGATCAAAACGTCAAAGGTTCAGGTCAAGGTGATAGCCGTGCTTGCAGATTCAGTCAACGTATTGCAGTTGTGTTGGCTAATGATATCAAGGGCGATGTCATGCAACTCACATTACCATCTAAATCTATCTTCGGAGCGGGGGAGCCTGGGAAGTGGCCTCTACAAACATATGCAAAGATGTTAGGCAGTAAAGGTATACCAGTCACGGCCGTAGCAACTGAGATGCGTTTTGATACTAATAGCGCAACGCCTGTCATTACATTCAAACCTGTTCGTGTGCTTGAGACTCATGAGCATCAAGTTGTGATTGAGCAAGGCAAAACATTGGAAGCTAAGAACGCTATTACAATGACTGTTGCTGAGGCTGATGGTATTAAATTGCCTAAATTGGAAGCCCCTGTGGAAGCACCCAAGGCTAAAGAACCAAAGGCTGAAGCTAAAGTGGAAGACGTTGAGCCAGTCAAACGCTCTGCTAAGAAGGAAGAAGAGCCAGCACCCAAGAAAGACTTGTCAAAGATTCTTGAAGAGTGGGATGACTAATCATGCCTAAAGGGTACTCACTTCTAACAGTGCAGGAAGTTAAGGAAGCCAATCAAAATTTGCTTGGTGTAAAACTGGGTAAAATTTGCATTGAACGAGACATCCCAGTCACAGACGTTGCAGAGTTCTTTGGAGTGAGCCGTGTAACTATCTACTCATGGTTTCGTGGGCAGGTAGTTGTATCGGGTAAACACGCAGAGAAAATGCAGAAGCTAATCACAAAATTAGCGTAACGGTTTGAGGGGGCTAGGCTAGCTACCGAAAAGGGTGCTCCGTCTCATCCCTGCCCAACTCATTTAAAAGACGAACCAAGGACGGATATGATTTCGAGAAACGAGTTTCTCAGGCTTGTGCTCCCCCCATTACAAGCTGATGAGTATTACTGCGCTTTCGGGATCGCAACAGTTAATGAAAAAGATATAGTTGATCAGAAGTTTGTAGATAGTATTGAAGAACTAAGTTATAAAGCAAACTACTTTGTTGAGTATAACTTTAATGCTTTCTTTGCTTTAGCTAAATATGGTGACCCGAAGAATGGGCGTACCACAAACAACGCAATATCTCTAAAGTCGTTTTTCATTGATCTTGATTGCGGGCCTGGAAAGCCTTATGCAGATTTGAGTGAAGGGCTTGTTGCCCTAAAAGATTTTTGTAAGAAAACAAAACTGCCTCGCCCAACTATTGTGAAGTCAGGGCTTGGTGCACACATATACTGGGTGCTTGATGAAGCAATGCCAAGGAAGCAATGGAAGCTCCATGCTGAGAGGCTGAAAGAGTTATGTGTAGAACACAAGTTTGATGTTGACCCCGCAGTCACAGGGGAAGCGGCACGGGTGCTTAGAGTGCCTGAGACTTACCATTTGAAAGACCCAACCAATCCAATCTTGGTTGAGGTACTGCACGTTGCTCCGACCATAAGCAACATTAAAGACTTACTGCCCCCATCCGAAGATGCGTTGGCTGTGTTAGAAAGGGCTGAGTTTAAACGCCCAATGGATGCGGTGACGCTAGCGTTGATGGGTGCAAGCCAATCTAGGTTTAAGACTATTCTAATTAAATCTGTCGAAGGCACAGGCTGTAAACAGATTGTTGGCATCTACGATAACCAACACGACATTGATGAGCCGTTGTGGAGAGCGGGGCTAAGTATTGCGCACCAGTGTATAGATAGGGATAAAGCAATCCATATCATATCGCACAAGCATCCTGATTACTCTGCAACAACTACTGAGAAGAAGGCCAACGAGACGAAGGGGCCTTACACATGTGAGACGTTTAAGAAACTAAATCCAAGTGGGTGCGAGGGATGCACACTAAAGATTACATCTCCAATTCAGATTGGCAAAGAGATTGTTGAGGCTACTGAAGAAGACAATAAGGTCATGGACTTAGAGCCTGAGACCAAAGAACTAAAAGAGTTTGTGATACCGAAGTATCCACATCCGTTCTTTAGAGGCAAAGTAGGTGGTATATACCAAAGAGTCAAGACGGCAGATGGTGAAGAAGTAGAAGACATTGTGTACCCATACGACTTCTATGTTGTCAAGCGTATGCAAGACCCTGAATTGGGTGAGACAGTGCTACTGAGATTGCACTTGCCAAAAGATGGTGTACGTGAGTTCATCATGACGCTAGCCAGCGTATTATCCAAAGAGAAATTCATCAGCACAGTTGCATCATTTGGTGTGACTGCATTAGGCAAAAAGCAGGATGCGCTTATGTATTATGTAACTAAATGGGTGGAAGAATTACAAATGAATTCGCAAGCAGAAAAAGCATATAAGCAATTTGGATGGATTGAAGACGAGTCAGGCATCATTGTCGGTGACAGAGAGATACGTGCAACAGAAGTGGTGTATAGCCCGCCATCAACCCCAACGCTACCGCACGTGCCGTTCTTCCAAGCCAAGGGCGACTTCCAAGTGTGGAAAGATACAATTAATGTATACGGCAAAGAAGGCATGGAGGACAGAGCCTTTGCATTCTTTATGGGCTTTGGCACTATGCTGATGAAATTTACGGCGCTTGATGGGTTTTTGCTAAACTTGTTTAGTCGTGAATCAGGATCAGGGAAAACCACTATTCTGCAAGCGATCAACAGTATCTACGGCAGACCAAAAGAACTCCTGCTTTCTCCCAAGGATACATATAACTCACGCATGGGCAGGATGGGAGTCATGCAAAACTTTGCGGTTACATTGGATGAGATTACCAATATGCCCGCTGATCAAATGTCGCAACAAGCCTATGACGTGACATCAGGTAGGGCCAAGAACCGCTACAAGCAGCATGAAAATGCAGAGCGCATGAATAACACCAAGTGGCAAACTGGTTTGATCACATCATCCAACAGGGTCATTGCCGATGCGTTGCTATCTGTTAAGGGTTTTCCCGATGGTGAGTTGAAGCGCATAATGGAGATTAACATTAAGCCCGATCCGTTTGATGACGCAACATGGGCACGCCAACACTTTGGCAAACTAATGGATAACTACGGACATGCCATACAACCATACGCACAGGCATTGGTTGCCCAACTACCAATGGTCAAAGCACAGTTGGCAGAAGTCCAGTTGCGTATTGAACAAGCCGCCAATATTAAGAATGCTGAGAGGTACTGGGCATTGATGGCATCCCTTAGTATCACAGGCGGGGCAATCGCTAAAACCCTTGGACTGCATGACATACCAATCAAACCAGTCTTTAACTACGCTATAGACCTAATAAATAATACACGGAACAAGACACGTGAATACATGTTTGACGGAGATGATTTCCTAGGTGGGTTCTTGCAACGCCACTTCTCTGAGATATTGGTCATTAACGGCAATAAGGATAACCGCACAGGGCTAGAGCATGGCCCGATCAAAGAGCCAAGGGGCGCATTGACTGCACGCTATGAGCCTGATACCAAGAATCTTTACATTGTTAACCGCACATATAGGGAAGATTGCGCTAAGAATTTTATGAACTACGAGGAGTCCTTAGCCCCGTATCGTAAATCCAAATCATTACTTGGCGTGAAGAAAAAGCGCATGACGGCAGGTACTCTTGCAAATACGCAAGCCCCAGTAAATGCACTGTGCTTTGATTCGACTAAGCTAGACTTCTTCAATGAGACTGTATTGCTAAATGCTGAAGATTCTAAATCTACCGATACTGATTGAATGGGATAAGTTTAAAGGAGGCACATCCTTCTTTATCCCTTGCCTAGATCGCAGGGCAACTCAAAGGTACGTACAAGCGGAAGCCAGGCGCCATAGGTTAAGCGTGATCTGTAAACAAGTTATAGAGAACAATATTTACGGCTTGCGCGTTTGGAGAAAGGAAGATACAATTTAGTGTCAGTTGCACTCTACTTCCTAGAAGTACTTAGCCCCCGCTGGTCGGGGGCTTTTTTTCAATCTTCAGAAAACTTCTCTCTGATTTCGGGCAACAACTTCTTGTTGTAAACAATTCCGTCAATCATGTTTTTCTCATTGGCTTTGCGTGCAGTCTCAGATTTCTGCAAAGTAGCTGATGTAATACGCTCACCCGGATGTGCTTCATTGAATGAAGTGATCTTGTCTTGGGTGCTACTCATCAAATCTGTATCGCCAGCCGTTCTTGCTAAGTCGTAGAGATTGAGCAACTTAGTCTTGCGTGCCAATACTTCTTTTTGGAACTGGGTACGTGCGCTAGACATTTCGTACATAGTAGATAGATCAGCAGGTGCAAAGCCAGCTATCTGCATCAGGCCATTGTATGTATTGATGTCTGATTCAATTGGGTCACCCTTGAGAGTCTGTGCACCCTCAGTCATGTATCTAAATCCTTTCATACCATTACGCACAAAGCTAGGAGCCAAGGCTTCAAATGCACGTTCGGTATGTCCTTCAGCCATCATCTTGGCGGCGTTTTCTGCGTTGACTGCATACGATGCGGCAGGGCCAAGAGCTTGTTGAATGATGGTTAATGTTAGGCCATGATCTGCTACGCTACGTGGGTCATCACGATAGATTAGATCGGTTGCAAGACCAACACGATTAGATATTTCTAAATTAGTTAGATAGTTAACTGGGCCTTTGTATGCAAACTCACCAAAGAAATCACGCATCTCTTCATTGAAGTCAAAAGGTTCATCATCGTCACCGAACAATGCGTTGATAATGCTGGCTAGAGTTGAAGCTGCTCCGTAAAAAGGTAGTCCTTTAGCGCCAGCAAATGCCATACCCATACCATACGTACCAATAAGTTGACGCATTGCAGCTTGGCGTACTACCGGTGTCTCACCTTTAAATGCTTGATGGAATGCACGACCAATAACGAATGCACTATTCCAAGCAAATGATTTAAATGTAAATGCTACCCTGCCTAGTGGGTGTTGCATCCACTTGGGCGCAGTGACGGACATACCTGATGTATGTGCATCTTTAACAGTGTCGATGGCTTCACGGATAGCTTGTGCTTCGCTCTTACCTTTTTGTTTGGCTAAGTCATAAGC